ACTAAACTCTTTGAATCCACGCTTACTATCAATAACATAGAAAGCTGAACGGCTTCCACGGTTTTCATAACTTCCAACAATCGTCATTTTATATCCTTTTAGTGGGCAGGGAACAAAACATTAGCAAGACCGCGAACGCACAGATCACATGATATACTATCTTTGGTGCCAGTGCAAGTGATTTCTGCACGACCGCGACGAATTTCTGGACACACCACGAATTTGGTAGCATTGAGAACCACCAGCTTTGGCAGTGCTTGTCGCCATGCTTCGGCCTTTACCTTGCTCTTTGGTCGCTTGGGTGCAATCTTCATATCACTATCACACCATGCGAACAGTTTGAAACCTTGGGCCATTGCTTCGCCCATATCATTATCATCATGCACACTAGCATATACATTCATATACTTTTCCAGACTCACAAGCCGTGAATCATAGATATGAGTATAGAACCACATATCGGGCAACGTATCACCATCGGCAAGAATACTCTCACAAGCCCACGTTACATTAGCAACATAGTCTAGGTCAAGTTCGCCATTGAGAAACCAATCGCCCCGTTCATGCCAACGAATAGACTTCTCTCGCTTTTTAGCGTCAAGAATCATCGCACGAATCTTATTCTTCTCAGTCACAACATTCGCAAAACCAGCCGTGCGGGCATTCTTATATTGATTTTCAGTAGCTTCGGCATAGCAACCGTTCCCTAGATAATCGCAATCTGGCGGGCAAGTGTCACCCACTGGACGCGAAACAACAATGCAACCTTTACCCAACTTATCATTACCATCAGCAGTTTTCATATCATTCTCCCTTGTGTTCATTCATCATACCATATAGATCGTCAACGTCAAGAGAAATCTTTAGAAAATCTTTGGTATGGTATTTGCTAGAGAGATTTGTCGTAAGGTGTTGGTAGATAAGGACTTATGAAAAACGCGGCCCGCCCCGCTAGTCCTAAACACTTGATAGATAACGACTTACATCAAATAACGAGAGCGACGGGACTTGAACCCGCAACCTCCAGCGTGACAGGCTGGCGATCTAACCAATTGATCTACGCTCCCAATAGGTGGCTAGTGAGACTTGAACCCACAACCTACAGGATCACAACCTGTTGCTCTACCAATTGAGCTATAGCCACAGTGACCCTATGGAGATTCGAACTCCAGTATCTACCGTGAAAGGGTAGTGTCCTAGTCCACTAGACGATAGGGCCGCACGGAAGAAGTAGGATTCGAACCCACGGACCCGTTAGAGTCGCCGGTTTAGTAAACCGGTGCATTAGACCACTCTGCCATTCTTCCAAGCTGTCCGACTAGGATTCGAACCTAGAACCAAGCGGTTAACAGCCGCCTACTCTACCGTTGAGCTATCGGACAATCAAATCAACACATCACCCGTTCCATCTTGCTATATTCTTTATTCCTAGAATTATTAATCACTGTCATGTTGTTGTGAATCTCATAATTCAATCGAATAGACATATCCTCCAGATCATCAGCTATCTTAGCGAAGTTTTTTGGATATATATCCACCATTCCACCATCATCATTAGCACATAAATACAGATTGTGAGCTAGAAATGAGATTTCATCAAACTTCCCCTTAAGGCCATACATATTGTTTCCACGATCATTACCAGCTTCAAAGCGAAACATCATTTCGCACATATCACCAACGGCATGATAAAAAGAGGTTATCAACACTTTATTGTTACGCATGATAGCAATAAAATCATCTCTATTGCAACTTTCTTCATACATATTCAGTTTTTCAATTTCTTTAGCAAGATAAACCGCATTATCACCAAGCATATCAACCTCCTTTGTGTTTAGTTCCGGGACTACGATTCGAACGTAGAAAAAAGGAACCAAAATCCTTTGTGATACCGTTTCACCATCCCGGAGAGCCGATGGCCGGGAACGATCCGGCGACATTTAGTTTACAAAACTAACGCTCTACCAACTGAGCTACATCGGCACCATCGCAACTCAAACATCAGCCTCCGCTTCATCAATATTGTACCATTCGTTAGAGTCATCATACTCTACGATTTCTTCATAGATATCCTCATAATAATCTACGTCGCCCAACACGTATTCGTTATAGATATAATAGACATTAGGCTCGCTCATAGATCATCTTCTCCAATTCTTCTCTATGAAGTGGTCCGTTGTTAATGCGACTAGGCATACCAGCGTCAATCCACAAACGTAGAGTTTCAGTAGAACTATCATATGGAGTTATATCGGCAGTTATTTGTTTACCATCTTTATCAACCACGATATGCCAAGCCTTGACATTATCTTCTTCATATTCATGTTCAATCCTACAATTATATCCTTTATAGAAGAAGAATTCATCTCGCCATGACATAATTTACTCCTTAGTTGATATTTGTGAATACGCCGCATCCTCATATTATACTCACAATCCTTAACAATTTCAATGGGTCATGTAGGATTCGAACCTACGACCAAAGGTTTAAAAGACCCTTGCTCTGACCAACTGAGCTAATGACCCGATCAAGCTACACTTCAGTATAGCTATAGCTGTCTACGTTGTCAAGATATGCTCCCTGAACCTTCTCAAACACATCCATCCACTCATATCCAATATCCACGGGGATAATCAAATCCATCAATGATTGACCATCTTCAGACTTAATATCATAAACATGCACGTTCTTCATAAAATCTCCTTTTAGCTGACTATGGCGAAAAACACATGACCCGCTTAGATAGGCAAAGACTCACCCCAATTTATCCATCTTACCTATCTTATGCAGACATCCCATCTACCTCATTCCCCGCATCTTGCCTAATCTTCCTAAGTTCGCAGCTTATGTATTCTGCGTAGACTAGCCAATCTATCGTCTCTTGCTCAGGTTGTATATATTCCCTATCTTCTACATATTCACTCATCTCTCAGTCCTCCCTAGGTAGTCTACCATAGTTATCGTCACCTGTCAAGCACTTTCTTTAGGTAAAAACTCGTCGTAAGTATATGGTAGTAAAGGACTTATGACAAATTTTCCCCGCCCGCCGCGTCGTAAGTCCTTATGCCACAAGGGTTTACGTCTAACGTCGCGGAAGGTTTTCAATTTGTTTGAGTGTGTCTGCTACCCCTTGAAAATCAAGAAATCCGATCACATCGTTTGTAATACCCGTGTCGTATACAATATCGCTATTGTGTAGGATAGCAATCTCAAATAGTCCACGATCACTACCGTAGCTCATATCGTTAGATACAATGCTCGCGGAATAACCGTTATCAAACTCTACAAACTTTTGATATCCAAGTTTCATCAGAAATCATCTCCATAGTAATCGCGGAAAGATTCAATGTCATCACCATAATGACCGTAATCCTCATCCGTTCCCCATCCGCAGGAAGTCATCGCGGAATCGTGGTCGCCATCCATGCTATCATCATGGTAATCGTGGTAATCGTCATAGAGAGCATCAGCGGTATCATCATGGATTTCCATGTCATCATCCTCGTAAGAGTTATCGGCATCAAACAACGGGTCAGGGTGGCTCATGTTATTAGTCCTCAACAATGCAGGAAAGGTAAAGAAAGAAAACGCACAGTAGAATGAACGCCATATTACACAGTATACTCCTCTGGAACAAAATCGTCAACAGCACCCACAACATCGGCCCAATCCCAGAAGTTGACTTCCACGCTGGGATCGTCAATCGGCTCGACCATCGGCTCCACAATATCCGCATCGGCAAGAGCGGAGAGAATCGCGTTGACATCATCAAAATCGTATCGCATGGTTTCTTTCTCCTTGTGTGATTGATTCTATACCTTAGATCGTCAACTGTCAAGGGGCAACTTTAAAAATTTATTTGGTTACGTAATTCGCTTGCATAGCCAAATGAAGATCACGCAGATTCCTGTAGTGTCCGACATGCTTCAACACGGGTTCTTTATGGTACAGTACGAAATGGTTTTCGTCAAGAGGCTTTGCAATATAAACCACCCGAAACCCCATCAGATCAGCATCAAATTCCAGATCAGCAATTTCAGTCTTATTCAGCAATCTCATCTTTCACTCTTCTTTCTTCTCTCAAGTATATACTATATATCGGCCCGTGTCAAGCAAAATCTTCAGAGAATTTTCAAAATATTTTTGGCACAGCTTTTGCGTCATGACTTGACGTAAGTGTATGCCAGCAAAGGACTTACGCTTCGCGGGGCGGCGGCGATTCGCCCTAAGTCCTTGTGGGATATAGACTTAGAGCGAGTGTCGCGTTTTTTAGAACATGCAGGCCATGCCCGTACTGTACAAAAGTCTACCGAAAATCGAACGGTAGCAATCTCTCACACGTTCAGCGTAAAAGTTACGAATTTCACCGTTTGACAATTCGCAAGTGACAAGCGTGTTACTACGCTCAAACTGGCTATCATGTCTACGATAGTTACTCGTAGCGTTCAGATAACCAATCTGCTCTTTCATATCACGCTTAGAGATTACCTTGGCAAGATAACGCTCATACTCTCCCGTGAGAGGCTGGAGATAATGGAAGTTATAAACTTCACCAAGATTCGCAGAAGACAGCGAACCGTACACTCCACGATACACACAATAAAAAGTCAGACAGAACACAACCGCAGCAACCAAACAAATCATCAGAAAATCACTCATACTAAAACACCTCTTTTGCTAATTGAAAAACACTTACGCTAGTCTACTATACTTATCGGCAGTTGTCAAGCTTCAACTTGAGAAAAACTTTCTTCCCAATATTTTTCTACTTCTGCCAGTTCTATTCCGCTATCATTCCATGCCACACCATCGGGCGTTTCGAATCTAACGGGATGATGTTCGAAAACTTCACGCAGGAAAATCTTGAAACGCTCATAAGACTCACAACGTTGTGCTAGACCATACAACATTTCATCGTTACTAATCCACAAGCAAACATTCCACGTTTGATAATTTGCATAGCCGTTATACATACTCATACCTTCACAATTCCAAGAACGTCACAGTTGTTAATATACCACGCCATCTTACGCAGGCTGCTAGTTATCACTAGCGTTTCCAAGTTTTCATCACACAAAGCATATCCTTCAGACTTAATAAGAATATGCAAATCATTCTCACGGGCCATCTTTACAATTTCTTTGAATGTTAGTGTGTCCATTTTCAATCCTCAAAGGGTGACATTTCATCTTCAGCGAGACTAGCATACTGCACGATCAGTGCTTCAACACGTTCAGCACTTCCCGGCTTTCCAACCTTATAACGCATCTTATCTTCACCGCCAACATATCGCGGATCGACACTTTCAGTCTTACGCTTTCCGATATTCTTGAGAGCGGTACGATTGAACTTGATTACCTTTTCAACTTGCACCATTTCACCATCGATGCTCTTGACAGCGGTGGGAAGTGCAATTCCAAGGAAACACAGACGAGCTTGACGCTTTGCTTTTTCAATGATGGGAAACTTGTTTTTCATTTTCTTTCTTTCTCTTTCTTTCTTGTTCTTCTATTATACAGTATCGGCTTTTAGTTGTCAAGCCTTGAATCTTGCAATTTCTTCATCAATGATTTCATTGAGTCTCTTTTCGCTAAGAGGCTTTGCACCAATCTTGGCGAAACTTTCTTGAATTTCAGCAATCATCTTTTCTCTATCAATCATCTCTATCTCTCTTTCTCTTTCTAACATTATACCACACTTTTTTTATTTGTCAAGCCCTATTTTTTTGCAACCAGATCGATTTTTACGATTTCTTTGGTATCGAAACCCTGAGAACGCATGTATGCGTAAACTGCACGATCACTACCACAACGATAAACCCTATAGGCTTTTCCATTCTTCATGTGTACGAGATGATCGTAGATGTAGATAGGCTTGAGGGATTCGGTAAAAGTCTTGATATTCATTTTCTTTCTCTTTCTTTCTTCTTTTTCTTCTTTTTCTACCTCTATATAGTGCATCTTCCGTGCCAATCAAAAAAAGATTTTTGTGCCATTTTTCCCGTGAAAAACACACTATGCCAGAGTGGCAGTGTAGCATTTTGCTTCAGCGTTTTGCATTTTGCATTGCATTTTGCAATTCGTCGTAAGTCGTTGGTAGCAAAGGAGTTACGTCAAATTTGGCCCGCCCGCCTTGTCGTAAGTCCTTATGCTGTAAGGAGATACGTCGCAAGGCAACCAAGAAAGAATGAGAAGCCCCACAAGCTATACATCTGTTCATTCGTCATTGTCGTGGTTTTCCAATTCGTAGATCATTTTCATAGTGGTATAGCACAATGCCACACCAACAACATATCCAAGAGTCACACTAACAAAGTCTATACTGTACATCCTTGCACCTCGTTGTTTTTAGTCGCCGTATCCAACCCAAAAATCATCGCCCTTATCATTCTTCATGAGAGTATAGCCCCTTGCCCTCATCTCATCATATTCCTTAAAACGCTGCCATACTTCGCACAACGTTTCCATTACAGTCAGGAAAGCACCCATGACCCACACGAAAGGATATTGAATCATTCTCATAGTTTTCTTTCTAGACGTTAGTTGGATTAGACCGATAATACTTCGCCCAAAGGTCATCCATCACAAACTGGACAACCCTATCGTGCGAACCGCGACAAACGTAATATCCCATATGGATATCGAACAGGGCGAACGTACCATCCATCTGAGGATGATAGCTAAACCCACACTTATAGGCATAAGCCTGAATCTTACCCTTGACAGTTGCAATCTTTGGAGGCTTTCTCATTTTCATTCTCTCTTTCTCTCTTACTTCTTATATCGACATTATACAGCACATTCTTTAGATTGCAAGCGAAAAATTCCAAGAATATTGTCAAGAGAATTTGACACTAATTCCCCCGATTTTTCCACACATTGGCACAGTAATTGCTGTATGCAACTCCCGTGCCATGCGTGGCGCTAGCTGGTTATATAGGGAAATACATCCTAAGTCTATACTACATAAGGAGTTACGTCAAATTACCGCCGCCCGCCTCGCCCTAAGTCCTTACGCTGCAAGGTTTTACGTCTACTCTACCATATCCATGTCTTATCATCCTTAACATTCATACCATCTACGTATGGTGTACCATCGTTCAGATACCATTCACCCTTCTTCTGGTACACGCGTACAGGTGAATACTGATTAATCCTATCCTTAGTGGTACTGGTATACCATCCACCTGTATTAAGTGTTGCACTGTTATCGTAATGAATACGTACAACGCATGTACCATGTAGCATAATGCCTACGCTACCATCGGGCAATATCTCCGCATATGTATTGTTACCTACCTTGCGAGTAGTGCGCTTAGTCTTACCATGCACCATGTTAGTAGCTTCGTAGTGTGTCATTCTATATACCTTAGTGTGTGTGTGTGTGTGTTAGTCGTTCAGTATAGATTGAATAGCGTTACCTACCTCATGTGCAGTATAGCTACAAAAGCCTGCACCACAAATCAACGCAAACAACTGAACATATTCGATCATCGTAATCATTCTATATACCTTATTTCTTAGAGAATCGTACCATCGCCACGAATGCGATACATGATACCGCCTACACTATACAAACAAATACCCTCGCCCATGTGCTGTACAAATGTAGCAGAATAACCATGACGAGCGACAAGGCGGCGAATTGTGTGTTGTACTTGAATGGTCATTGTGTTTCCTTTTCTCTTGTGCTGATATTATACAGTATGGGCTATGGGTTGTCAATAGTCGATAATTTTATTTGCGACATTGAATCGAATCAACCCAGAGACATTACGGTTAGTGAGAAGGTTACTCGTAACATCCTTACCATCACGCAAGATAGTCTGGATAACAAATGCACCACTACGATAAACCTTGAAGGTTGCAGTAGTGTTGCCAAATTTCATCGTATGCCAAGTTTCGTAAGTAACCATTTTCTTTTTCCTTTTTCCTTTTCTCTTGTTTCTCTATTATATAGTATCGGTCGGCCTGTGTCAAGTACCTTAGATTTTCCAGTGAGAAAATTTCAGGGTGAAAGCTTGACCCGGATACTTGCTAGCGATGTACGCTTGTGCAGTCTCTTTGCGATTGTCAGAAGCGGAAACGCCCTGAACAACCGTACCGTTAATGATCACCTTCCAGATTCGACGCTTGCGAATCTTGGGGAGACTGCTGATGAAACCGTTGACGCTTTGAACCTTTTCCATTTTTCTATCCTTTTCTCTATCGTTCTCTTCTACTACCATTATACAGTATATATCGGCGTTGTCAAGGGAAATCTTCAGATTTTTCCAAAATTATTTTCTTTTGATGTAAGTGGTTGATATCATTGGACTTACGGCGATTTTGGCCCACTATGTATGCTCTAAGTCCTTGGTACGTAAGGACTTACGGTGGGGGTTTTATCTTAGAAAACGGAAGCTGCCAAACTGGCAGAAAACCTCGGGGTGGTCCAAAAACAATAGGAAACAAATAACATTAATGTATTACCCAATCCATTAGCATCACACGATCCTTCTAACTCGCATACGACTCAACAGTACCCCATTCTCGTATATTTCAACATTGTTCCAACCCCTACGAAACATACTCCTTCTTAACGGTTCACTGAACTGCCCAATAGTTGTAAACGTTTTAGCTTCCCGCCCGTTGATCACAACAGAAATATCAGCAGGATACGGCTGCTTAATTACTCCAAACACTTTGGTTAATGTCGCTTTAACTACACTTGGCTCTGCCGGTATGGAAATATAATCAATTTTATCTAAATCTATTGATAACCTCACAGCATTATTAGCATCTAAAACCCCGCCCGACACTACTTTATCTGTTAAGGATGGTAACAAATTCACGCTACTTAACAGATCCATCTTGATCTCACTTATCGTCATACTGTGATTTGCACTCTTCATGAGTCCAATTGTGCCAGTTACGAATGGTGCAGCCATACTTGTTCCGCTTAAATATCCATATCTATTATTTGGTAATGTACTATATATCACACTACCCGGAGATGCCAAGTCCACACTATTCTTTCCATAATTAGAAAACCCCACTAGATTGTTCTTACTGTAGTAGCCCAAAGCACCCACGCTCACTACGTTATTAGACGGAAAACATGAAGGATATGATGGAGTTAAATCAGTGTTCCTAGCAGAGTTACCAGCCGCAGCAACAAACATAATCTCATTCTTATTAAGATTTTCTACTTCTTGATATAGCATATTTGAAAATCCTGTACCACCACCCCAGCTAGCATTTACAGCGACAATATTCACATTATACTTTTCTTTCATCATGTTAACGTATTTAATAGCTTGTATTGCCCCACCAGTATTTCCCACTCCTCTATCATCTAGAAACTTTAGTGGCATTATAGATATTGTTGGAGCAACTTGAGCCACGATGCCAGCAACATGCGTTCCATGCCCATATTTATCTGTAGGGTCGTTTGTATTATTTGCAAAATTCCATCCATTTATATCATCTATATATCCGTTCCCCTCATCGTCAATCCCGTTGTTTGCAATCTCGCCTTTATTTACCCACACATTACCCAACTTAGTATTCATTCCACTATCAATAATTGCTACTACGATATCTGGCGATCCTCTTGTTATAGTATGAGCTAAATGTAGATTAATTTGCTCTAAACCCCACGTATTCAAACTCAACATTTGTCTAGAATTTAATTGTTCAAAATGTAACATGAGAGTCCCTTCTTGTTTTTAGAGTTACGTCCTTAATATATAATACAACAACCTCCAATAAAAAACCATATTTTTTGCTACATTTCGTCTAAGAGTGTATAATACCATGAGGAGATTCTAATATGAATGAAAAGAAACAATTAGATTGTGAATTGAATTGTAAAGCTACAGCCGAAGTCAAGCGATCCGTCATGGTGGACTTGGAACAGCCAGACGTTCCAATGGAAGAATTACTAAAGGAACTTGAGGACGATGAAGTTAAAGACAAGCCCCATACAGATTCTTGAACGTGGATTGCCCACAGAAAACTCCTGCGATATATTTCTATCTGGTACTGAACAGGTATGTGAATATTTTCCAGAGCTTCGTTATCAAAAAAATCCCCCCTGTTCTTCTAATAACAGTTTTCTAGTCGCTTTTGGATTAGATCACAAGTTTTACTACAGGCTTGAAAAGTATAATAAGCGCAAGCTAATTGACCTAGAGATAGGTATAGGCCATCTCTTTCAAGAAGCCCCCAATATTATTCTTCTTAAACGATCTCAGCCCTTGCTATATAAGCACGGTGACGAGCAGATTGGCCCCGTTGTAAGACCAGTTAATGCTTTTGGATGTCACGATCCTGACGATTACTTAGTTGTTCACTCTTATCACGCCCACTCTCTTCCAGAATTATTAGTTGACCCCCACTCATTAATAGTTTCTATTCCAGATAACCCCGTCAATATCGTCAATGTAGATGAAAACTCCCTTATTGGAAGACTTGATGGTAATGTTACCTCACTTTCTATTTCAGATATATGCACCAAAGCCACCAATCTGCTACTTGACTGCACTAAACAAATTATCTTATCCTGCTCTCAACTAGACGTTAAGAAGTTAAAAACCAAAATATTACAGTTGACCCCAAGTAAACCAGCGCAAATAAAAAAAGGCAGCATCATTTACAATGAAGAACACGACACTATTCAATACTTCGACGGATCTCGTTGGCGAACACTATTATGGAGATTCGAAGACGAATGAAGATACCAAAAAATATGTCAGAAAAAGAAGTAATGCAAAAGATATTATTAGTAGTAGACCGTATTGCTCCCAAGTATACCTTCAATGGTTATGACGTTGATGATATAAAGCAAGAAGCTTATATTATATGCATGGACGCCCTTGATCGCTATGACGAAGCCCGCCCCCTTGAAAACTTCCTATCAGTCAATCTATCTAATCGACTCAAGAATTTCGTCCGCGACAACTATTTTACTAAGAATGATACCGAAAAGAAAAAGATCTTAAACCCCTCACAATTATCTTATGATGACTGTCTTGAGACTGAAGACGATGATGTAGATATTAATATAGATGTCTCCCACATGAGTAAAGTTATTGACCAACACCTCCCGTCAAAATGCCGCTCAGACTATTTAAAGATCCTCAGTGATGTTTATGTACCAAAGAAACGTAAAGCGGAAATTATCTCACTTATCAAGAATATAATGAAAGACCACGGAAATGCGTAAGGGGCGAATTTCAAAAGAAGAAGAGAGATTTATATCTCGCAATGCCGAGTCTATGACTTTAGAAGATATAGCTAAATCTCTAGACCGGGACGTTGATTCTGTCGAACAGTTCATGAAGAGGAAGCTTAAGCACGGACTTTCACTGGAAGAAGAAGCTGCTTTCTCTCTTGAAGATCGCCCGTACTGGATAGAATTGCAAAGCCAATTCACAAATGATGAGTTGGAACTATTTAAATATCACTGGAGCCGCATTATCGCCCAGTTTAAAGATGACGTTTTCCCAACAGAAGAGTTGCAAGTTATAGACGTTATCAAATTGGAACTTTTGATGAACAGGTGTCTAAAGGGAAATAAAGATAATATTCAACAGATTTCCACCTATGAAACTATGGTTAAAGATGAGCGGTCTAAAGATAAAGACGATCAAGACCTAGATTATATTATTAACTTAGAAAGACAGATAGCTTCCTTACGGGCTTCACAAGAAAGTCTAAACAGGGACTACCGTGAGCTTCAAACTAAGAAAGCTAGTATGTTGCGCGAGATGAAGGGTACGCGCGAACAGCGAATTAAGAGACTAGAAGATAGCAAGCAGAGTTTCATTTCGTGGGTGGCTAATATGATGCAAGACCCAGAGACTATGAAGCAGTACGGGATTGAGATGGAGAAGATGAAGATGGCTATGTTAAAAGAGAAGGAACGCTTAAGCGCGTTCCATAAGTATGAGGACGGGCTGGTTGATCAGCCGTTTTTAACCCCAGACACTGTACAGGAATAAAGGAGTATATTTTGATAGAGCAAGTTCAACGTTCACTATTCACAGTAGATCAAAATACTAAGCTGAATCAAAAAGCTTTACAAATGAGTGGCATGTCTAGCTTTAAGGTTCGAAATTTTCTTAACAAACTTCTTGAGATACCAGATGCTAGGTATTTAGAAATTGGTGTGTGGCAGGGTGCAACTTTTTATTCAGCACTATATGGTAATTCTCCTCAGTTCGCCGTTGCAATAGATAACTTCTCACAATTTGAAGGAAGTGAACAAATATTTCAGGCAAATTTAAACGATGTTGGAGTTCCTTTTGAATTTATTAACTCTGACTCTTTCGCTACTAAAGACAAATTACAATCAAAAAAATTCAACATATACTTCTACGACGGTTGCCATTTAGAATCTAGTCAATTCAAAGCTATAGAATATTACTATGACAACATGGACGATGAATTTATATACATGTGCGACGATTGGAATTGGCCCGACGTTAAAAATGGAACATCAAGAGCGATACAATCAAAAAATCTCTCTATTGTTAAAGAGTGGGATTTGCCAGCAAACGGAAATGGCGACTTAGAAAATTGGTGGAATGGACTATGGGTAGCAATACTAAGGAAAAACAAATGAAAAGTGCAATTATATTTGGAGTAACCGGACAGGATGGAAGCCATCTCGCAGATCTTTTACTATCAAAGGATTATCATGTTATTGGGGTTTCAAGAAGAACCAGCACAGATAATACTCAAAGAATAAAGCACCTAGAAGGATCACAAAGGTTCAAGCTGGTCGAAGGCGACATTACGGATGTAAGTAGTGTAATTAATATCTTTAGAAATTACGACGATGTAGATGAAATCTATAATCTAGCCGCACAATCGCATGTTGGAACTTCATTTAAGCAACCAGCCCTTACTTGGGATATTACTGGCAAGGGTTGTATCAACCTATTACAAGGAATCGTTGACTGTCATATGTTTGGCGCACGATTTTATCAAGCTTCTTCCAGCGAAATGTTTGGTAGTTCTTATGATGTTGACAATCATGGTAATAAATATCAAGATGAAAATACCAAGTTTATGCCGAATTCTCCATATGCCATTGCAAAATGCGCCGCTCATTATGCTGTAAGAATGTACAGGGACGCATATAGCTTACATGCAAGTGCCGGAATATTATTTAATCACGAAGGCCCGCGAAGGGGTGATAACTTTGTGACCAAAAAGATAACCAACTGGATAAAAGACTTCTCATCTTGGATGCACAAATACGAAATAAAGCCAGAACACATGTGTCCATCTGGAGACTACATTTATGGACCAGTACAAGGCATGAGCTTTAAAAAATTAAGACTTGGCAACATAGACACGTATAGAGATTGGGGCTACGCTGGTGACTACGTAGAGGCCATGTGGTTGATGTTACAGCAAGAGCATCCAGACGATTATGTAGTATGCACAGAACAAACGCACACCGTAGCTGAATTTTTAGATATAGCCTTTAACTCTCTAGGCTTACCGGCTTGGAGAGATTATATAGTAATAGATCCCGAGTTTTATCGACCATCTGAAGTCACATATCTGAAAGGGAGTTTTAAGAAAGCCAAGGAAAAGCTAGGGTGGACGCCCAGCCACGATCTAGAGGGCTTAATTAAGCTTATGCTACTTAACGGAAATGAGAAACTTTAGACTGTCAATAGATTTATCAGACCTATACATAGAGCTTAAAAGCTTTTCCCTTAGAGAATATAGTTTACCATTTTCATTGATTTTCGTAGAAGCAAACGACCCAGATGATGCCTGTTATACTGTGCTTATTAAATTAATGAAATTGTTAATGGATCAAGACCCGTCGCTTAAAACTAGAATACTATGCAAAAAAATTAAAAAACACATGAGAATAGATAAAATAGCACAATTATGAAAAGGAACTATAACGATGAAGCATACACCCAGTGGCGCAAAGATGTACTAAAAAGAGATGGAAAAAAATGTAAAATGCCGGGGTGTAAGTCTAGAATTAATTTACAGGTTCACCACATACAAAAATGGTCAACCGCTAGCGCACTAAGATACGACTTATCTAACGGGATTACTTTATGTAGAAAATGTCATGATTCTATTAAAGGTCAAGAAAATCATTATGTTCATGTATTCAAATTAATATTGGATAATTTATGAGTGAAACTAAAAAATTTATGGTCATCAAAGATACCCGCGAACAAGACGGATATTACTTTAAAGACTATAATACTTGTGGTGGGATGATTGAGCGTAAGCTTGATACCGGCGACTACTCTATAGAGGGATTAGAAGACAAAATATGTATAGAGCGCAAGGGCTGCGTAGAAGAATTGGCTACAAATCTGGGTCAAAAGAAGTACGCTTTCCTAGACGAAATAGAGCGCATGAAGCCATTCCCTCACAAGTTTCTAGTTCTAGAATTTACCTTTGAAGAATTGGCAAAATTCCCAGAAGAAACTAGGATACCATTAAAAAACAAAGCATCAGTCAAAATCACGGGCAAGTATATGATGAAATGCTTGTTCGAATTCGCACTATATAACAACGTACAGGTTATTTTCTGTGGAAATAAATACAACGGATTCTTGGCTGTTAGTAGCATTCTTAAGCGAGTTCATGAAATGTACACAACTGGAAGGAAAACTTAACATGGAACCAGAACTTCTGAAAGATTTTCACGACTATGGTGCCAATATTAACACCAGAGAAATCTTTCTACATAACCATTATCACGCTGAAGATAATCAAAACCCCGGCGTTGAATACAGAATGTCTAACACTTTTATTAAAAACCTTAGAGCGTTAGATCTTAGAAATAATAATCCAATCACAATACATATGCAAAGTGTTGGTGGAGAATGGCCAGATGGTATGGCTATTTTTGATGCTATAGCAATGTGTAGATCATATGTTAGCATTATAGTCTATGGACAAGCAGAGTCAATGAGTAGCATTATACTACAATCAGCAGACTATCGATATATGACTCCTAATTCATATTTTATGAGCCACTATGGTTCTACGGCGGTTGGTTCAGATTATCTAAGTGTTCAGAACTTTGTTGATTATGAACGAAGGTGCGCTAGCGTTATGTTTGATTTATATGCAAAGCGATGCGTAGAGGGGCAGTTCTTTAAGGACAAGTTTGGCAAGAAGCCCAGCGAAAAACAAGTTAAGCAATATCTTATTCGAAAGCTGAAATCTGGAGATTGGTATTTGAACGCAGAAGAAGCAGTCTATTACGGATTTGCAGACGCGATACTCACGGATTGGAATAGGAATGAGTGAAGCTAAACTCAAAAAAATAGATGAGGCTTGGCTTGGGCTAGATTCTGTAGATACAGATCTATTTAACCCAATGAGCATCTTGCGACCAAGCGAAGATGACTTTCATTTGAAACTCGCTTGGCTTATGACTAGGCCAGAGTATCTATCGTTTTTTTGTCATCACATCTTAAACGTTCAGCTATTACCATCTCAGGCTTTAGTGCTAGATGAAGTTTGGAATAGAAAATTTCCAATGCTTATTGCTAGCCGAGGATTTGGTAAGTCTTTCATGCTATCTTTATACGCTATGCTTAGAGCTTTGGTTTTACCGCGACGAAAGATCGTCGTTGTTGGTGCAGCGTTTAGGCAGTCCAAGGTTATTTTCGAATACATGGAAACTATTTGGCGCAATTCTCCAATGTTAAGGGATATATGCGATGCCGACAGCGGACCAAGACGAGATACAGATAGGTGCGTAATGAGGCTTAATGAAAGCACTATTACTTGTTTACCACTTGGTGATGGTCAAAAAATTAGAGGTCAAAGAGCCAATGATATTATCAGCGATGAGTTTGCTTCTATTCCTAGAGATATTTTTGAAAACGTTGTTGCTGGTTTCGCCGCAGTTAGTGCTGATCCAGTGGCAAATGTTAAACGTCTTGCTGCAAAACAAAAAGCAGAAGAATTAGGAATTATAATAGAAGATGATAAGTCTTCTTCAAGACAATCTAAAGATAACCAGATCGTGTTATCTGGCACGGCATATTATGATTTTAATCATTTTGCAACTTACTGGAAAAAATGGAAAGCTATCATTAAGAGTCAAGGCAATCCCGCTAAACTAAGAGAAGTGTTTGGTGGCGAAGATTATCCAGAAACTTTTGATTGGACTCAATATTCAATCATACGTATGCCATACGAGTTATTACCAAAGGGTTTCATGGATGCAGACCAAGTTGCTAGATCAAAAGCTACTGTACATACTGGTATTTACCAAATGGAATACGGCGCATGTTTCACAAGAGACAGCCAAGGATTCTTTAAGAGATCATTAATTGAGTCTTGCGTTATCTCTCAAGAGAATGAGATCAAAGATAGCAAGGGTACTCCAATCCATTTCGAAGCTAATTTAATTGGCGATCCAAATAAAAAATATATCTTTGGTGTTGACCCAGCTTCAGAAGTAGATAATTTTAGCATTGTTGTGCTTGAAGTAAATCCAGATCACAGAAGAATTGTACATTGCTGGACCACCACAAGGTCAGAACATAAAGAGAAAGTCAAGAAGGGGTATTCTAATGAAACTGACTTCTATTCTTATTGCGCAAGAAAAATAAGAGACTTAATGTTACTATACCCGTGCGTACATATCGCTATCGACGCTCAAGGTGGTGGTGTTGCTGTAACAGAATCTCTGCACGATCAAGATAAAATAAAGCCGGGAGAGCTTCCCATGTGGCCTACAATTGATGATGATAAACCAAAAGATACTGACGGCGAACGCGGCTTGCATATTATAGAGATGTGCCAATTTGCCAAGTACGAATGGTTATCAGAAGCAAATCACGGAATGAGAAAAGACTTTGAGGATAAAGTTTTATTGTTTCCATTCTTTGACGCTGTTAGTTTAGGTCTATCAAATGCTCAAGACGATATTAAGCACAGGATGTTTGATACATTAGAAGAGTGCGTTATGGATATTGAAGAATTAAAAGATGAGCTTTCTATGATACAAATGACTCAGACTAATAATGGTAGAGATAGGTGGGATACCCCAGAAGTTGTTGTTGGCACTGGTAAAAAGAGCAAGATGCGTAAAGACCGATATTCCGCGCTTTTAATGGCCAATATGGCCGCTAGAGTATTGCAGAGAACTCCAGAACAAGAAGCTTACAACTTCTATGGTGGCTTTGCAACTGGCAGAGGTGGCGGTGATAAGCCTTCCTATGAAAACGAAAAACTTTATACTGGACCAAGCTGGTTTGCAGATCAAATGAAAGATGTGTATTAGTAATTAGACAATCCAATTAACAATCCAATTACAGAGAAAACTATGAGCAATGAAGAAATGATAACGTGGAATGACGATGACGCATCCAGCAAAACCGATGCTTTTGCTAAATTTTCAGATAATATCTCATCATATGTCGGCTTACCCAAAGCTCAAGGAAATCATTATCGTAACTTCACTGATATTGAACCTAATAGAACTGTAAAACCCGGATTTAATCCTAGTGATTATTATGCTTTTCGTCCAGATGAGGCCGTTCCACACCAACAGCGCCGCGCTATTAAAATGTGCATGGATGCTTATGATAAAGTTGGTATTATTAGAAATATTATTGATCTCATGGGCGATTTTGGTAGCCAAGGCATAGAAATAGTTCACCAAAATAGCAGCGTAGAGAAGTTCTACCAGCAGTGGTTCAGGAGCGTCAATGGTAAAGAAAGGTCAGAGAGATTCTTAAATAATCTCTATAAAGCTGGCAATGTTATTATTTATCGTAGCTATGCTAATATGACTCCAGAATTAACAAAGTATATGAAGGCTTTGTCTAAGGATATTAGAGTTGATGTTCCAACAGTTCCAGCAAACCAAATCCCTTGGCGTTACAACTTCTTCAATCCAATGACTGTTAAAATGATAAACGGTAATCTATCATTATTCATGGGTGCGAAAGACTATACTCTATCAGCTAATACATTCTTGGACAAGTTCCCAAATGGCGATATCCCAAGCACAGTTCTTGATACATTACCGCCAGCTATTAAACAAAGCCTCCAGAGAGGGGAAAAGCAAATACCTCTAGATCAATCTAGACTAAGCGTATTTCATTACAAGAAGGACGATTGGCTACAATGGGCTAACCCCATGATTTATGCTATTCTAGATGATATTATCATGTTAGAAAAGATGAGACTAGCAGACCTATCTGCACTTGATGGTGCTATCTCTAATATTCGTCTTTGGACACTTGGTAGTCTTGAGCATAAGATTCTTCCAAATAAAGCAGCAATTAACAAGCTAAGAGACATTTTAGCTAGTAACGTTGGTGGCGGCACAATGGAATTAGTTTGGGGTCCAGAGCTATCATTCCACGAATCAAACAGCGAAGTTTACAAGTTCTTAGGCTCAGAAAAATATACCGCAGTATTAAATAGCATCTATGCTGGACTAGGTGTTCCACCAACCCTAACTGGAATGGCAACAAATGGCGGTGGCTTTACCAATAACTTCATTTCGCTGAAAACTTTGGTTGAAAGATTGCAGTACGGAAGAGATATGCTTGTAAAATTCTGGGAAAAAGAAATTGAAATAGTCAGAAAGGCTATGGGTTTTAGATATCGCGCTCACATTCAATTTGATCAAATGAGTTTGTCGGATGAAGCTACAGAAAAAAATCTCTTAATACAGTTAGCAGATAGAGATATTATTAGTCATGAAACCATTCTTGAAAGATTCAAGGAAATACCGGAGATTGAAAAAATTAGACTTAAGAGAGAAATATCAGCTAGAGATGAAGGCAAGTCTGCTCCAAAGGCTAGTCCATATCACGATCCAAAGCATAAGCAAAACCTTGAAAAGATTGCTCTACAAAGCGGTAAGGTTACTCCGCAAGATGTTGGACTAAAAACTAGTGTTCCTAAAGATGTCCTTATTCCTAAACCCGTAGTTCCGGGAGCGGGTCCAGTGGCACCTAAATCTAAACCACCCAAAAACAATGGCAGACCACCTTTATCTAATGATACAGGTCCAAGAAAGCAACGCATAGCTAACCCAAAATCAAAGCCGGGAGTTGCAGAATTAGTAGTATGGTCAGAAACTTCTTGGGAACATCTATCTGATATATTAACTAATGCTTATCTTAAGTCTAACAACAAAAAGAATCTTAGGCAATTAACAAAGGCTGAAGTTAATAATCTAGAGCAATTAAAAGTAGATGTTTTAACTAATTTACCTCTTTTTGAAGAAGTTAACGAACAGTCAATAGCACAACTATTATCATCTAACTCTAAAACACCACTAGAGTTTGCAAAACTGCTTAAAAATAACAACATTGTGCTAGAAGACATGCCAATTGACAATTACCGACGAAGTGTTTTAGGTTTATACATAGAGCAAAATTTAACCTAAAAACATACTTGTTTCGGATTTTGTGTATAATGTTTTGAGAGGAAATATATGAAAATATTTAAACAAGAAGTGTTAGATGGTGTCGCTGACAAAGTTCAGGCCGATACTACAGTCGCTTATTGCTCTCAGGCGGTTGTTTGTGAAGCAAATCCAGAAGTAGCTCATAAGATCCAAGCCAGCGCAAACCCCAAGCAAATTGATCTATACTATATTAAATCAATCTTGGTATCAACTGGTTGGAATAAAAATGACGATGTATTTGCTCCAGAACAAACTTGGGCTGCTAGAACAACTCCAGAAGACAAGCAATTCAATTTCATGCATAATGAAAATGACATTATTGGACACATTACTGGTAGTTACGTTGTTGACCGACAGGGCGCGACAATCGCAGCAGACACAGAAACCGCACCAACCGAATTCGACATTATAACAGAAGCAGTTCTATATAATAGTTGGACAAATCCCGACAATCGGGAAAGAATGCAAAAGATCATTGACGAAATCGAACAAGGTAAGTGGTTTGTTTCAATGGAATGTTTATTCGCGGGTTTTGATTACGCGCTAATAGACCAACAGGGCAATCCAAAAGTCATAGCAAGGAATGAACAATCATCATTCTTAACTAAACACTTGAGAGCCTATGGTGGCACAGGTGAATATGAGGGCTACAAGGTAGGCAGATCATTAAGAGATATTTCTTTTTCTGGTAAGGGATTAGTTTCTAGACCAGCTAATCCAAGAAGCATTATCCTTGATTCAAGCAGAGCCTTCCTCGTAAATAAACAAGACGATGTTATTTTAAATGTACCTAAAGGAGAAATTCAAATGTCTGATACCAATTTAGAGCAGATTGTTAACGAAGCTCCAAGCGAGTTAGCTGCTGCAACAGAATCCAATGAGGTCATTAGCACACCAGTTGAAGAAGTTACTCCCAATTATGCGGAAACAATTTCAGCACTTGAAGCTAGCCTCACAGAAAAAACAGAAGCTTTTAAGGCTCTTGAAGAGACACTTAAGGCCCATGAAACTGCAATCAAAGAACTACAAGATGCACTCGCCGCTAAAGACGCCGAGATGATGAACATGAAGAAGAAAGAGAAGAATAGAATGCGCAAGGATAAGCTCATGGCTTCTGGCTTTGAAGAAACAGAAGCTGACGAGTCTCTTTCTCTATATGAAAACTTAGACGATAATGCTTTCGAAGCCATTGTTGCCATGTACAAAAAGAAGATGGCAAAGATGGAAAAGAAATCAGAGTTTAAGGAAAATCTTACCAAGGACGAGAAAAACGAAAGCACTAATCCTAAAGCTGCCGTAGTTGCTTCTGAAGAAACAACAGAAGAAGTAACTGAAACACTTTTTGATGGTGTAAGCTCAACCGAGGCTGCTTTAGTAGATGCTTCTGATGCAAATGATGAACTTCAGTCCACCAGAGCAAGTGTAGCTCAGTGGTTAACCGAAAACGTACTACGTAAGTGATTTACAAGGAGAAATAATTATGGCCCTAAAATCAGATAGATATGAATTTCAGACAGATATTAGTTTCTTTTACAATGCCGGTACTGCTACTCGCGGTGGCGTCGTTGTACATGATACTACGGCTGGCTCTGGCGCAGCAATGGATCAAGGTGTCAACCTTGTGAAGTATGCAGCCGTAACAGCAGCTAGTCGCCCAGTAGGCGTTCTTCTTAACGACGTTGTTAACAAGGATCTTACTCGCACCCATCTTAACCAGCATAAGGATGAAGTGCAAAAGGGTGGCAAGGTGACTGTTCTCCGTAAGGGGTACGTTGTTACTAATAACATTACAGGCACTCCAGTTGCCGGTGATGCAGCTTATGCTTGTCATGTAAACGCTGGTAATCTCCGTCCCGACTCTCCCGGTAGCTCTGGTGTGCTACAAGTCGGTCGCTTCCTTACAAGTAAGGATGCTGACGGTTATGCTAAAGTAGAAGTCAACCTACCCTGAACTAAGTAAATTCTAAAAGGAGAATTAAACATGCCAGAAAACAAAAGACCTAGTGACGAATTTATCAGTCTCCTACGCAAGTCAGGGGATGCTGATATCAATGTAGCTGCGGCTGCTCAACGTGAGTTTGCCAAGGCTCTAGAGCTTCCTCTTCGTAAGGGCGTTCTAGTTGGTAACATTCTTGGTGACATTTTCGAAACCATCAACGTGGAAGCCGGTTCAACAACCGAATTCCCACTCGACCTAGTTTCTCCCGGCCTTGAAGGTGAGCATGTCGCTTACACCAACCCCGGCCACGGTAGAATTCCAGAGCGAAGTGTGGAAGGCGACTACGTGATGATCCCCACCTACTCAATCGCTTCATCGGTTGACTATCTTCTTCGCTATGCCCGCGAAGCCAGATGGGATATCGTTGCTCGCGCAATGCAGGTGATGGAAGCTGGTTTTACCAAGAAGATGAACGATGACGGTTGGCACACTCTTCTCGCCGCTGGCGTTGACCGCAATATCCTCGTCTATGACGGTGATGCAACTGCCGGTCTATTCAGCAAGAGACTAGTTTCGCTAATGCAAACTGTCATGCGTCGTAATAGTGGTGGTAACTCCGCTTCACTTGGCCGTGGCCGTCTAACAGACATCTACGTGTCACCAGAAGCTCTAGAAGATATTCGTAACTGGGGTTTTGATCAAGTTGACGAAACAACTCGTCGTGAGATCTATACCGCTGCAACAGGCGGCGCTCCAATCACACGTATCTTCGGTGTGAATCTACGTGACCTAGATGAACTAGGCGAAGGTCAAGAATATCAGTCGTTCTTCGTGAACGAACTTGGTGGTACAGTGCAAGCTAGCGACCTTGAACTCGTCGTTGGTCTTGACCTCTCCACAAGAGACAGTTTTGTTATGCCAGTTAAGGAGCAGCTACAGGTGTTTGAAGACCCCACTCTTCATCGTCAGCAGCGCGCCGGTTACTACGGCTTTGCAGAGCTTGGCTTTGGTGTTCTAGACAACCGCAGAGTGATCCTAGGCTCATTCTAATTGTAAAAGCTATCTAATTAGCTTAATCGATTAAGCCACCCTCGTTTACTTGGGGGTGGCTTTTTCGTGTATATACCAATAGATTGTAAGTTCAGGACTCATTTTTCAGGAGACAAATATGGCCGCAATATCGGACTACCTTGAAGCAAAAATATTGAATCATATCTTTAGAAGTGAGCAGTTCGTAAAGCCTTCTTCTATAGCTATAGCTCTCACTAGTAGCGTTGCGTTAGATTCAAATACTGGCGCTACTCTTCCAGAATTACCTACTGGCGTTGCCAGAGGTGCCACAAACGTCACCACCGGTTATTCAAGAAGAGATCTTGGAGCGCCCTCTGGTGTTGGTGACACTACATGGTTTTCTGTTGGCGTGGATAATACTACAGTATTTCAAGTGTACAGTCAAGAGGTTGGCAATAGTGGATATTTTTATCCTATCTATTTATCTAAATCCGTAGCTGAAGCGGCGGATAATAATGGAAATTCTAATACCTACACTTTTCCAAAAACATTTCCAAATGTAAATTTTTATGCGCCTAGAGCTATTGCTGTTTCTGGCAGTGCAACAAATCCGGGATATGTACAGTATGATGGAAACGGCTTTATTAAGAACCAAAACCAAATAGTGTTTGATACCGCCCTTTCTGATTGGGGTTGGGTTTCTGGAGTTGCTGTATTAGACAGTTCAGTTGCTGGTCAAGGCAATGTGTTAATGTATGCGGCTCTTAAAAATCCAAGATATATCTACACTGGCGACAATATCAAGTTTGATCCTAAGTCACTTGAAATTAGCCTCAAGTAAGAAAGTTCTAAAAAATGATTCTATCAAAGCCACAACTGGTAGAAAATATAGCTAGAGAGATATCAGATAATTCAACTGGCCAAATTTCGCCACATGATATTAGACATAACCTGTTAGATATAATTGACTCAGTTCATTTACTAACTGGTTCACAGAATCTTAGAGCAAAAAACTTTGATACGATAGATGTAAGATCTACCCGAGCGGGCGATCTTACTCTACAAAAACTTGGCTTAGATGGATACTTTTCTGTAGACAATTCAGCTTTTGGATTTTCTGCATTAAATTCCAACTATCAAGGATCAAAAAATACTGCAATAGGTTCTTATGCTCTAAGTTGTAATATCTACGGCGAAGATAATGCCGCTCTTGGTTATCATTCTCTAGCTGGTAATACCAATGGCTTTGGTAATATTGGTATTGGAAGCTATAGTCTTCACAATAACAAGATTGGTAATTTTAATATAGCTATAGGACATGGTGCTGGTTACTATGTTAATAGAGATACCAATAATAGATTGTTTATTGCCTCTCACCCGATTGACGAAACTTATCTATGCGGTAATCCAGATGGGATAGGATTGGTTCCTCTCATTCAAGGAGATATGTCCTCTGGAAACCTTAGAGTTGGTATCGCAGTTTCTGGACTCCATGAAGGTGCCACTCTTCAAATTAGTGGTCACTTTCATCCGTCTGACTCTCTTCAATCTTTTGATATAGGTCACGGAACTTATAGATGGCGCAATATTTACTTATCACAAACCCTATCGTTCCCAAATAGTAATTACATTACTTATGACAATGCTGGGAATAGGTTTCTAATAAGTAATAAAACCGTAATTGGCGGTCCAGCATCTATAGGTGGAGATACGGACGTTAGTGGTAATTTAGTAGCCACTGGACACGCCGATTTCGGTAGCTATCTTAATGTTGGTGGTAAGTTAGACGTTGACGGCAGAATAGATGCCAGCGGACACGTAAAGCCTAAAGTATCTAGTGCTTTTAATTTGGGCGACTTTGATAAACGCTGGTTAAATGCCTATGTAGATAATTTATATGTTAGTGGCGTTGGTAGATTTACACGATTTGAGGCGGTAGAACAAGCTCACTATCTACACAAAACAGTACACCTAGCATCTAGTGGCCATATTAATACTATTGATGGCGGTGGACCAAAAGGGCTATACGATTACTACAATCCAAATGAAGAAAACGTTTTGCCTGTTGGATATCTAGTTGATGAAGAACTAAATGGCGCTGGATTTAACGTTAGATCGCGTGGTGTTGATTATGAAAGAACTTATGAGTTTACTTTTCACTCTCAAGACTCAGCATTAAAAAACCTATCAGTAGACAACCCGTACTCACGCTCTTATTGGAATTCAAATGTTAGTATTCATACTAACTCTGGCTGTCACGTTAGAACAGATAGAATTATAAGTAGTGATGTTATTGCGGCAGTAACATATAACGATGGACTTGGTTATTTCATCGCCAGCGGCAAGACCTATTCAACAAATGAACACAATCTACGCAGCAATCTAGCTGGCATCGGCAATGTAAACTTCATAGCCAATTCTGGAGAACAAGACAAATACACTATCACATTCGCAAGCCCAGCATCTGGCGTAAATATTAACCACAGGTTTCTATCAAATGTTAAAACAAAAACCATTGATCAAGAAACTGATAAAGAAAAATTAACTGGCTTTGAAACCTCATATATTTCAGACTCTCAACTTACACAGCCAGTGTTTTTCAATGAGCAAGTGGGACAAAACCCAAGTAGATTTGTTATTAAATCATACAACAATTCATCATATGCCAAACGATCCTTCACATTGCTTCAAGACGCAGCAGACGGTTTTGTTGGAATAAGTAATTTTGGATATTCTGACAACATGCTTCCAGATACTATTTTCAATATAAGAAGCACTGGAAACGCAATAATAAGAGCCACCGCAGAAAACCAAGGTTCAACAGTTTCTGCTCTACAATTACTTAGCAAAGAAAATTGCTTAAAATATGGCACAGAGTTAGAATATCTCAATAATAGTGGGATATTTAACATAAACATCTATAGCGATGAAAATAAAATTAGTTTTGTAAAAGCTATGGATAATGGACGCGCTAGTATTTTTAATTCTGGTACTCCACACGCAATGTTAACAGTTGGAGACAAAGACAATCATGAAGCTGTAGTGAGTTTATATCACTGCTCTGGTATACCTTCTGGTTATGCTAATTACGCACAAGTGTTCACAAAAGCAAAATCAGATACTTCACAAGTCTCGTCATTAAATTTCGTTGATGCAAGCGGTAACATTTTCGAAATTGTAATGAATTCTATAGATCTTTTAGGTCAAAATCTAGACAAGCCATTGTTAGCTGATAATTCTGGCAACACTCTTGGTGGCAGATTCTCGCCAAACAACAAAGCCAGCTTGGCAATGTCAACAAATAATACCGCCTTGGGCTATAGGGCTTTATCATATGTTGCTGGTGGAAATAATAACACGGCTATTGGCTATAATGCTGGAAGCGGCATTACAACTGGAAGTAATAATGTTATACTTGGTTATAACTCTGCTAGATCTATCAAAAATGGATCTAATAATATAGTCATTGGGAATAATTTATTAAGCACCTATCCTTCTGGAAGCAGCAATAACTTTGTGCTTGGATCAGACAATAATATTCTAATGTCTGGCAATTTAATAACTAAAAATATGATTATGCCAGAAGGCAAATTATTCTTAACTAATACATCAAACGAGAGCATCAAAGTACAGGCTAATCTTATTGAAGTAATTGATAGCGGTGGAAGTAACTATCCAGACAATAAACTGGTATTTAAGTTTACGGGAAACAACTCGTCTGATTTATTAAAGCTAGACCACAATGCTAATCCAGTAAGTAAGAGTGCTAATTATCAAAATCCAGCAACACCAAGACCAAACGCTGAACTCAGCGGAGATTTAAAACTGCTTGGCGCTATTAGGTTTAGTGACTCCACATCTGTTGAGTCAGCTAGCTTTTTACAAGATATTGCTAATCTTAGTAATAATGGTTCTTCAACAGCTAGCGCACTAACTTCTCTCACAAACTCATTTAATAATTTACTTAATGCCTACAACAATTTAATAATTGAGGGTTTTGCTCAAGAAAACATACCAGCGCCACAAAATCCAAACACTCCAACTACGGGTAGAATTAGACCAAAAGAAAAAGTTGGTGGCGTTTGGAGAGATAAAGTTGTTCCGGCTGGTCAAAATCCATTTATCTCCATTATAAACAGAGATCCTTTCTTAAAGATCAATGGCTCTGATTATGTAATTGCTGTCAAGGTTAATGATGAATATAGACCAATGTGGGTAAGCTATAATAGTTAGTTATATGAACGAAGACTGCTTTATTAATGAGGATTGCCAGCGGCCAAAATTAGCTGGCAAAAAACACGACCCACTACTAGATGTTCCAACTAGGCCATATTTAGATTTACCAAACGAAAAAGCTTCAACGACCACAACGACCACTACTAACACTACTACTTTTGCCCCATACGATCCAGATCTTCTTGATCTTATTGTGATTCCAGTAAGTGGCAAAGCTTGTCCAATAATTTTAGCCCCACCGACTACCACAACTACTACCACAACTATTAATCCACTATATGTATTAGGTGGACTTAAGGGTAAGTTTAATATGAGTAGCGATTCTATATTAACTATAAGTGAGGGTAATGTTGGAATCAGCTTACCAATATCTAATGGTATTGTTCTGTCAAATATTAGCTATAATAATGCCGGTGGAGACTATTTTAGTTTTATGGCTTTTGGTTATTTTAGACCACCAGTTAATGGAACGTATACATTTTCAACAGCTAGTGATGATGGAAGCGCCATATGGCTTGGGGTTCTTGCTGAAATAGATGTTGGCAGAAATATAACTAATGCGCTATTAAACAATAATGTTACTGGTAGCCAAGGCAGCACTAAAAAAAGCGCATCAATTCTTTTAACTGGTAATACTTTTTATCCAATTAGAATTGTTCATAGAGAAGCTGCCGGTGGCGACAATTTAACATTTTCTTGGAGCGGGCCAAATATAGAGGAAACAACAGATTTAACTGAATATTTTTATTACGACAAATAAGGACATGTTATGGCTAACGCAATAGGTTTAGCTGGATGGGAAATTGGCGCTGCTAGAGGTAGGGTTGGAGCTTTCACAAAAGCTATCAACTACCAAGACTTGAATAATGCATCCTTTAGAAGACTATTTGTAAATACTGCACACTGGTCTTCTCGCAGAAATTCTAACAGCATTATTCTACTAAGTTCTGAAAACACTCTGTTTGATAACTTAGTTGCTGAAGTTTTGAATTCTGCTGGATATAGCACCTCTGTTTATAATAGATGGTATAGTTTTAGCGGTTATCCCGGAGGACTTGGGCAATTCGGATGCATGTTATTGCTTCCAAGCTACAACCCATTTGGTGGCACTAAAATGCCAGACGCTGGACAGTCTCAAATTCTGAACGAGGTGAGAAATGGTGGCATGGGCCTTATTATATCAGAATGGTTTCATTATTTACAGTCTTTACCATCTAAAAGATCTTTTTCTTTTGATAGTAACGTCTTACTTGGATTACATGAAATTTCTCCACTTAAAATAGAAGACTATGTAACATATTCAGACCCAGAAAAAATTGTTTTCTCAAAAAATATTGAACAAGATAGTATTTCATACAATATCCCAGAACAATTCACTGTGAACTCTAAGGGGTTCGCCGTTGGATATGACGGAACAATCTCACAAATATCTACAGCTAAACCCAATGCTACTATATTTACTTTTACAGACGTTTTCGCTAGAGGCACAACAACTACTACAACCACCACCACAATTGCTCCAGCTAGAAATATTAAGCTCAAAGTTGCAGATGTAAATCTTATAGATTACTGTGGGCCACACGTAGTAACTATGGATGGACCAAGTAAAGATTATTTTTTGCTAGAAAACAACGAATTATTCCTAACGGAAAATACGGGTTCAACTGGAATATATAGCGTTACAGTATCTGTTGATGATTTGTTTAACCCCAAAAGATTTAACACGATACAAAAAACATACAATCTAGAACTAGCAAGGTGCGATCCACCAATTTCTAAACCTCTGGATGGTTCTGGTCCTGCATTTTCTTATCGCGGACTAAACGTTAATGGAAATAATATGCAAACATTATGGGGTCAACAAACTCCATATGGCATTATTTCTCCATTTACAGATTTTTCTCTTAATGGAGAAGGATCACCAGATGACCCGATAATATCATGGCTTGGTGGGCAGCACGGAGATACTAATGCTCTATGGCTACAAATTAATAAGTCTGGACTATTAAATTGGAATCTGAGAGTTGCGTCAGAACAAGGCCGCGACTACGCCTCCGTTTGGATTGTTAGTGCCAGTGGAGCTAAAGCTACACAACACACACAGCAATACAATCAAGAGTATACGAACTTAACAAAATACAAACCACTAGTTACAAATGCTACATTTTCTGATTCTCAACTAACAGGCACAGCAACTAGTATTGGATCAAGAACAATAGACATACCATTAGATGATACAATAAAAACATTCTTAGTAGTTACTTACTATAAAGATGAGAAAAAAAGCATCGGTGATGATAAAATATATGCTCAATTTTTTATTGGCACAACAACAACTACTACTACAACAACTACAAGTACTACGCCAGCACCCACAACATCAACAACAACTACAACTACAGAGCCACCACCAAGTTATACTTATACTCTAAATTTCACAAACAATATTGCCGGTGGATCAATTTCGCCATTCTCACTTAGTGTTGTATTTCCACTTAACGGTTCTGTTTTTATGGGATACGTTAACTACTTCTCAAACCAAGCCGGATATTATTTTGCCACTTCACCCACGGTATTAAATGCGCTAAATCCAATATCATTTAGTTACGAACCTTGGAATCAAAGAATTGGGTTTTATCTCAATGGTATGCCACAGAATGGAGGATCACAAGATCTTATTATTCAGGGACAAACAGTTCCTACGACGACCACCTCAACCACCACCACGACTACAACTCTCAGACCGTGCGATAATTTGATTTATGTATTATGCAAGCAAACATTAAGATGTATTAAAACAAATAATTTGTGCGTACCAAATCTAAGCTCTAGCACAAATGAGATTGTATTAGACTCATGTTGCGATCTTACTCAGGAGCAGATGCTAGCAGAGTTTGTTAATGTTTATGGTAATACTCCAATTGTACAATTTGGAAGTAGATGCCCAAGTACACCAACGTCAGCATTCTCAGATTGTGCATCAGTAGATTCAAATGGAAATTGTCAAGATGTTATCAATTACGAAACTTTAGCAACAATACCTTGTCTTTCATCAGACTTACCACCAGATATTAATCCACTACCATGACATCTTTACCTATAATTGCGCAGTGTCCATGTGGAACTTTATATCTACCAAAAGGTAGAGCCTTTTCTACGTCTGGCTTAAGAGTTGATATACTGGTAGAAAATTCAATTTCCGAATTAGCATTGCTACACTCTCAAGATATATATTTAGAATCTGGAGAGAAATTTATCACTGTTACTCCAATTATAACAGAACACGCCATACCAACCAAACTATCTATATCTCACTCATTACCTATAACTATCAAGAATGTTATACAGGTTGTTGTTAAAGATAAATTAAGCAAAGCCATTCTCGGAACTCAATACATTGGAAAATACAATGAAACAACCACCATAGATGAGATAGTTGTAGATTTACATTCTAGTATTGATCTATATGATAGCGCTATTATTGTTGAAATACATAGCTTGTGCGATAATGGTTCTGATCCTTGCTGTGATAAATTACCTTCTGAAATAGATATAGTCGGCCCAAGATTACTATGCGTACCTTTAGAACAGTATTACGTTCTTCCAACAACTACGACTACAACAACTCCAGAACCTTTTACAATAGAGTTTTTGACTAGCCCAACAAATCAAATTGTAAATGCAAACACCAAGGCCACATTTTCTTTCAGTGCTATTTCTCTATACGACAATGACTTTAAATACTGGTGGGAAAAATCTATAGACAACGGAGTATCTTGGAATAAGGCTTCTCGTTTATTAGAAGGACAATCAAGAAAGATTCATACTCTAGTGGTGCTAGCTTCTCTTCCAATGAATGGCACAAAGTATAGAGTTGTTATTGTAGAACCCAAAATTAAATACAGCAATGTTGCAACACTATTTGTTCTTCAGCCCACAACAACTACCACCACAACAACTACGTTTAATCCAGTTACTACAACTTTGCCTCCATGTGATCTACAAATTTTTGGCTTTGGAAATACTACTACTACTACTACTACTACTACTACTACTACTACTACTACTAC